TATATCCATTTAGTGTAACTGGACCTGAGCCGTTGCTAAAATTACCTTCACCGTTATTATAACCATCACCGATAACACTTAATACAGTAGTCCAAAAGAATAATGTATCGCTTGCACTTGCAATACCATATACTAATCGATTGTTCTCATCAAAGTATGCGCCGTTTGGTGCAGTAACTTTAATTAATGCACTTTTAGTAACATACTTCATATTATGCGTGTTGTACGTTCCAGTTGCAATAGGTGTATCGGCTGAGCCATTAATATTATAGAAGTAACCAGTAATACTGTTAGCATCTACTGTACTTGTGTTCCAATATACTGTGCCATCACCTGAAGCTGTATCAATATCATAGCGTGGGTAATTTTGTAGATAATATTGTCTTGCCCTATTGTCAGCCAATGCTAACGCTAAATTGTCTGTTAAGAATTTAATGATATCGCCGGTGTTGGTAATAGTCAATAACAAATTACCGTTATCACTATTTTGATATAATCCACCGTCACTTGCAAATGAATTCGTGCTGGAGTATTTTCCTGTAGGATCAAGTAGGTCTAAGTTTTTAGACACGCCAATAGAACTGCGATTAATAGCGGCACTTTTAATAATTGAACTGTATAATGTATATGGGAAATTTGTATAATCTTCACCATTAACCATTCTGTTCTGTGTATAATATCGAGCAGGAGCACGTAGTTTAATGTTTGCTAATGTTTCTCTGGCTTGCGCTGTTGAAGCTGGTGTTTGTAATGCTAATCCTATAGTGAGTGCTTCTGTTCGTCCTGCTCTGCTAATATACTGTATTGTTACTTGAATCCCTTGCATTTCAGTTGGATCAATAGTATATGTCAATGCATTACCTGCACGAACATATGCTCTAAATGCTCCAACTGGTGCTTCGGAAAATACTCCATCACCGAAAGTATAACTAACTTGGTCGTTGAATCTGGATACAACTGAAAACACTTTCTTAAAACTAGTTTCAGTTTGCAAATTAGCATTTGCATATACGCTGTCTACCAATCTCCAAAGTGTTCTACTACCATTGCTAGCACTTAGTTGATATAACCAAGTATCGGTGTTGTTGACACCTTGAATATCAATATCAACTACTTGATTACTAATTTGTTGTTCTAAATTAAAATCATAACTTTGTAATGTTCCCTGTTTAAAATAAAAGAAGAAACCTGTATTTGGGCTACCGTAACCTAATCTATCGTTACGGTACATCATATTCATTTTGCCACTTGGTGCAGGTGGAATCTCATAAATGTAATCTTCGTCTAAGCTAGTTGCACTAACTAATTCAAAATTCATATTAATTGTATCTACTGTGCTAGTAAATGGTACGATAGGCAAACTAGCAGGGGGAATGTTAATACTATATTCGTCTGTCTTTACACCTAATAAATCTTGACTATTGCCGGGGCGGCCAACACGTTGACTGTTGATTAATGTGCTATTAATAATTGTGTTGAACTGTTCTAAAAAATTAGAATTTGCAGGGTCATTCCAAAGAATTGTTTGGTTACTTAAATTGATACCATTAATGTCCGTGATATTCTCAGTCGTACTAATACTAGTAACTTTAAGATAACCTTGACCTGCTATGTTTCTTTTTGGATTGTAGCTAACCAAGTTAGCTAATTTGATAACACTGTCTCTACGTTCAGCCGTATCAATAAAGTTCTCACGTGTGTTTAAGTCATTACGAAATGCAAGACCTTGACCCATAAACGCAATAACGTCAAGCAATGCGATAAATTCACTAGATTCAATATAATCATTGAAGGTTTCAGGATAATAAACACGCAGATAGTCAATGAAACTCTTACGTAGGGTTTCATAATCGTAGCTTTTAAAGTCTGCTTCACGAAAGGTTTGATAGATGGCCTGCCAATTTTGCACACCAAATATTGCTGATTGTCTTGAACTTGTAGCCATAGTTATTCTCTTTTAAGTATTTATCTTAATGGAAAACCACGGTTTTGTTATTGTAATGTAGCTGTATTGGTTAAGCTATTAAAGAAAACATTCAATATTTCGGCATTATTGAACGGTGCAATAGCTAACTCTACTTCAAGTAGTATACCGTTTTCTTGAGGGTAACTCTTTACTGTGTTGATAATCAATCTAGGATCACCATTAGCGATCCTGCGAATTTCTTCTTCGAGTCTAAATTGAGTTTGTGCATCGTTTGGTTCAAAAACAAAGCTCCAAATCGTAGATCCGTATCCAGGATTACCAACTTTTTGTCCTTGTTGAATGTTTAATGCATTAACAAAATCTCTGACTACTAATGCTTCATCTACAATACGATACTTTTTACCTGGAATAGTAGGCTTTAATACACCACCGGTGCCGCCATCAATACCTGGACTAGCGTTAGTTGTTTTTGGCTCATTAGCCCCAATTGTTGAAAATCCTATATATGTTGGCATTTTTTATCCTATACAATATTTATGCTACCGTTTCTAGGGCGGCTAACTCATCTGATAATGCAAGCCATTTATTTCTCAATTCATTAATTTGAGGATCACCGGCTGGAAGTTCATTTTTTGCTTTAGTGAATGCTAATCTAGCCTCTCTAACTTCACCAACTTTAGCAAACACTTTTTCAGTTAATTTACTCTGTTCATCTGCCTTGTTAGTAAGTGCTTGTGTTCCTGCAGTTTCGCCTGTAGTTGCTGGATTACCACTGTAATTAGGTACTTGAATCTTATTGCTACCAAATACACTAGCTAACTGAGTTGATAAAGCAGTTCGTGTGAGGTTAGTATTGACACCTACATCAGGTAATGTTATTGGTACTGCACCACCTGAACTCAATGACGCTATTGAAGAATTAAGTTTTGCTGCCAATGCGGGGCTTAGTCCAACACTTGCTAATGCTTGTAGTGATGCACCGGGAAGTTTTAGTTTGTTTATTAAAGTGCTTGCGGCACCAGTTAAACTACCTGTGCTAATAGAAGAAGTAACCTGTGATATAGCTCCGGTAATAGTACTTGCTCCGGGTATAGAATTTATTGCACCTTTAGCGTTATCTATTATATTTGATACTGCACTTTGTGCTCCGGGTAGTCCACTTAGTCCAGTTGATGCACTTGCTGGTAATGTAGCTCTAACCGCGCTTACTGCATTTTCTGCACTTGTTACTAAATTAGTAGATGCTCCTAACCCAGTAGTAACGGCACTTGTAACACTTGCCAATCCATTAGTGGCTGATGAGGCTGCACCTGATGCAATACTAGCGGCATCTATTCCTGAGTTTGCAGCCGCAGATTTTAGTACTCCTGCAACGTCACTTGCTTCTGTACCAGACGCTTGTACATCTGCTATAGCCTTATCAGCAATTTGTTTTAAGTTTTGTGGCACACCTGCTTTAAGCGTTGGGAATCCACCAGTAATTGCGGCAAATGCTGAACCAGCTATACCTTTAGCACTGTCTAGTAATCCAGTTAATCCACCGCCAATTCCTTTTGTTAATCCACTTAGTGATGTTGCAATAGAACCTAGTCCACCGGTTACTACTGAACTTAAGTTGGCTGCAAAATTACCAGAAGATATTGCACCAGTTACACTACCCAACATAGTATTAATTGCACCACCTGCTTTACCTACTATTCCAGAAACTCCTCCACCAGTCAATGCACCTGATGCTGTCTTTAAATAGTTAACAGTACTAGCTAAACCAACGCTGGCAGTAGCAGTAACTAGTCCAGCAATTTGACCAGATGATTCTTTACCTGTTATAACACCCGCCTGTGTAAGTTGTGTTTGTGCTTGTTGCAAATTAGAAACTTGTGCTTTAACTTGTGCTGTAGGATTATTAATATAATTTACTATATTTTCTGCACCAGGCAATCCTGCAAAGATAACCGGTGGCATTGATTGTTCAATTGTTTTTCCTGAGCTAATTAGTGAGGTAACTAATGCGGCTGATCCCGGTTTAATTACACCGGCTGCTTCCAATTGTTGCGGTGATTGTGCCATCTTACCTATGACTGCGACACCATTTACTACTCCTGCTCCTAATTTAACAGCGGCTGCTCCTGGACCAGTTTGAGCCATTGTTGCAACTTGCCCAACCATCGCAGTAGTTGTATTTTTATCAAGTGCCTTACTAATTTCCCCAGTGACTGGCACAGTTGATGCTACACTAGGTGCAACCGGTGTTGCTGGCGTTGCAGGTACTGCGGCATTAGCGGCTGCGACAGCCGCTGAGGGTGCGCTTGGGAAGTTTGCACTTGCGTTGTTATCTACTTTTACATCAACACCTTGATTTGCACTTGACCAAGGACTATGTGCAGGCGCTCTGCTTACGATGCTTATCAGTGCACCGGGTGCTGCCGCCCAGCCTTTTGTAGCGTCATATAGTGTATCAGTATGTGCCACTCTTGTAAGTGGTTTAACTTCTTGTGGTACTGTACCTGATGAACCTGTATTTAAATTAATCTTACTACCATTAATGTATGTTGCACTTTGACTTGCAAAACTGGCTTCCCCTGAAGATTTAAAACTCATTTGATAATCGGTTTTTAATGTGTACTTACCTAAAGTATAGGTTGAGAAATCTGTTCCAACTCTTATTCCCATTTTATTTTCAGTTTCAATATTGATATTATCTGCTGATATTTTTAAATCTTTTTTAGCATTTATATTAATATTGTTATCAGCGTGTAAATTTAAATCACCCTGTGTTCTGATGTTAACTGAATTGGTAGCGTACAAGTCAATTGTACCTTCTTTACCCAACTCTACCCAACTTTGTCCGTTAGCGTGAATAATGTGCAAGCATTGTCCATCATCACTCATTAGTATTTGATGACCCAAACTACTACGTATTCTTACTAATTGGTCTCTACCTAGTAAGTCACCATCATCCATTACGATACTATGACCAACTCTACGTGAAGTAATCTTTAACCCACCAATTGGATTGTTGCCAGTTGCGGCATCGGCAATCGTTTCATCTGTAAAGCCACCTTCATAGATAGGTCTACCCGGTGTATTAACTCCCCATCCAACACGACTTGGAGTTTCACGTTGACTACTTGAGCCTATTGTACCTCGTATTGTATCTCTAATTAAACCCTGTTGATTTAATACACCTGCAAGATAACTGTTAACCGGCTTGGGTTCATTAAAGAACGCAGGGGTATCATTGATTTTTTGATTATTAGCATTGATATTAGTTACTGGTAATTTCTTTGCGCCACCATAACTGTTTGCTTCACCTTCATTTAATACCGCTGTCTCAGTCGATCCATTTGCAGGAACCATCCACAATGTTTCTGGTTCAGGAACACATCCAATCCAATAGCCATAGTTAGGATCGCCATTAACAAATATACATATAACAGTAGTACCAATATCAGGTGGACTATTCCACATACCATAACTAATTGGATTCTGCAAATATGTTCCGTATCCTGTCTTGTCCCCTGTACCTTCAGTTGCACCATAAAAAGGTGTCATATAGTTTACAGTAAACCAAGTATTGCTATCATTGGGGCTTGTCCCTCCCATATCACTGATATACACACGTAATCTACCTGCACGAATAGGATCAATATTATCTTTTACTATACCAAACAATGGTACAGGATTAACGACTGCTCCGCCGGCACCTAGTTTATTTGAACTTGATGCACCTCTAGGTTTATATATATTCCATGCCATATTAATTATTTGCTATTAAGCACCCTCTCCTGGTCTTGAACCTGTTAACAAAGTATCAGTTTGCGTTTCTCTACCTGCATCCGGGCTCTGTGAGTTAGCAACACCGTTTTGTGTTTGTCCTGCATTTTGAACGCTATCATCATTTGCAACACCTTTATTAGTATTCTCTGTTGTAACTGTACTAGGCTGTTGTACCTTAGGATTGAGCGAGGTCTCACCTCCAGTTACACTATTTGTACTTAATGGAGAAATTGCAGGTGGTCTATCTTTTGCAAACCCAGTAGCAGATGACGCATTACTACCGCTACTTGGAGTTGCATTATTACCACCTGTTTGTGCGGCACCTGTTCTAACATCGGTAGACTGTCTTTGTAAAAGAAGGTCTCTTGCATTTTCGTTTGGTGCAGTAGAATATCTATTACCACGATTTCTCAATAGATAGTTTTCATTTTGATTTGCAGTCTCAACTGGATTTTCTCGTCCACTAGTTGCTTGTGCCGCATTTTCTGCGTCAAGCATATCAGGAATGTCGTTAATGTTACAAATTAAAGTTTGCGTAAATTTACCACCTTTAAAAACACTTTCACATTCTCTTACTTTATAACTAACACCTCTAATCTTATTAGCTATTGTCTTAGGGTAATTCCAAAAATAAATTGATTCATTAACATCTAATAAACCATCTTTGTTACTATAATCTACTGCCTCTTTAAAATCTATTTCTATGAATACTTCACTACCATTTGGATTAATAGTAAAGCCATCAGTACCATAAAATTGATTGTAAACTTGTTTAATACCCGAGACTGTTTCTTGCGTTAGATAATCAGGATCACCCAATATAACAATTTTGGCTAACGCATATGTACCAATATCGAATAGACTGGTCATATAGGCATTTTGTGCTTCCATACCAACATCAAGTCTACCTTGACGATCTTGATTTTGTAGCTTATTTGGATATGTCGGGGTTGTTGTACCGCCACCGTGACTTGATGGATCACCGTCAGGAAGTATGGCTACGTTAAAGAACGTGTTATCCATTTTTTGTTCATATGATATAATTTCACTATTTTCACCAGTAAACCAATAATCATATCTTTTATATGGACCGGGGTACTTACTAGATTTACTATATGGTGTTGCCATACTAGGTGTTAAGTATGGTTGAATAATATATGTAATCTTATATGCAAAATCATTTACAATAGGATCAAATTCCAAACATTGTAGTTCTGCACTTAAATTATACCATTGCAACGGTGGAACATCTTTTTTTGGAAGTACATCTGGGCTTTCTGTATCTTCATTTGGAGACTCAGTAGATATTAATATTCTTTCTAATGCATCTTCCATATACGAACTTTGCTTAATAATATTATTGATAGCCTGTTGTATGGGAGTGCCTTTAACTATTTGTATTAGTCGTTTAGTTACATTTGGTAATGCTTTAACACTTGTGCCTTCGTTAATTTCATTGGCATTGTCTGCGTTACTCATTGCTTGTTTTTTCTTACTAGGATCTGCCTTACTAATAAGACTAGCATTCTCTAATAAAGTAGTATCACCTAAGAATTTAATATCATACACATTGGCTCTAGTTATATCTCCTGCTTTTTCTAATGCTTGTTGAGTTTCATTTAATGTTTTTATTAAACTATTGATTCCATCTCCGTCACCAAGTAATGCTTCTCTTACAGTGCCGGCAGAGATTGGCACCATATTCTCTACTATTCCAAATGCTGTACCCATTCCAACTGTTGTTGGTGACATTTTAGCTACTACATTATATGTGGTTGCACTTCCATTAATTGCAAATTTAATGCTCTCAAGCGTAATGTCAAAAAATCGTTCATATACACCACTTGCATCACTACCTGTATTT